TAATCACCTATCTAAGAGACCACATGCATGTGGAGTATAATTTTATTTTAATTAGTAAAGAAACGTGGGGAAATGTTTATAAGCCCAAAGAAGTTTCTATTCCCCTATTAAATATAGATCCTGTGGATTTACGAAATTCTCCTGATTATACTTTTCTTTATGGAGTAAATGTTAAAGATTGTAGTGTTCGAATACACTATGATCAAAACCGAAGAGCAGGAAGAAGTTGGGACATACCATTAACAAATAATTCATTTGTTATGTTTCCCTCTACGCAGATGTATTACATCACCAACAATCAAAAAGATTCTTTAAACTTTATTTTAACTACAACCTATGAATTTGTCTAATTATTTTTGGTATTTTACCTCTGCACTTACTCCTAAATTTTGTGATGAAGTTATTAAATATGCTTTATCTAAAGAAGAAAGTATAGCTAGAACTGGAGGATTTGATAGACCAACATTGAGTAAGGAAGATGTTAAAAACATACAAAGAAAAAGAAAATCTGATTTAGTATGGTTGTCGGAACCTTGGATTTATAGAGAAATACACCCTTATGTTAATCAGGCAAATAGAAACGCCGGTTGGAATTTTCAATGGGATAGATCAGAAGCTTGCCAGTTTACAAAATATAAACTTCATCAATATTATGATTGGCATACAGATCCTTGGGACAAACCTTATGATCGTAAAGATTTACAACATCCAGAACATGGTAAAGTTAGAAAACTATCTATGACCTGTCAATTAACCGATGGCTCAGAATATAGTGGTGGAGAACTAGAATTTGATTTTAGAAATTATGATCCTCATATGAGAGATGAAAGTAAACATATAAGAAGCGTACCTGAAATATTACCTAAAGGCTCTATCGTAGTATTTCCTTCACATTTGTGGCATAGAGTTAAACCAGTAACGAGAGGAACTAGATACTCACTTGTCGTATGGCATTTAGGGCATCCATTTAAATAAAATGTATATTAATCATTATTTTCCAACAACAATATGGTCTGAAAAAAAACCAGAGTTTGTTAAATCTTTAAACAAAGCTTCAGATCCATATATTAAAGAAGCAAGAAAAAATCAAAAAACATATATAAAAGAGTTTGGAGATTTTGGTACTTCATATCATTCGACACAATTACTAGGTGACACTCAGTTTATGGATTTTAGAAATTATGTTGGTCAAAGAGCTTGGGAATTTTTAGATCATTCAGGGTTTGATATGACTAAGTATACAACTTTCTTTGAACAAATGTGGGTACAAGAATTTGCAAAAAAAGGTGGGGGTCATCATTCAGCACACATTCATTGGAACACTCACGTGAATGGTTTTTATTTTTTAAAGGCTAGTGAAAAGACATCCATTCCAGTTTTTCACGACCCGCGAACGGGTGCCAGAACTACGGCTTTACATATGAAACCAAATCTAAGAGGTGTTTGGACAGGTCACGAAACACTTAATTTTAAACCTGAACCTGGATTGCTTATATTTTTTCCAGGATACTTACAACACGAATTTTCTGTGGACCACGGTAAGGCTCCATTTAGATTTATTCATTTTAACATAACAGCAGTTTTAAAGGACATGGCTAAAGATGTTTAAAAAGAAAAAATACGTAATTATGCGTCAGGCTATATCAAAAGATCTAGCATCTTTTGTGGCAAACTATTTTAGTATGCAAAAACAAGTACATGATACGTGTGTAAAACACAAATACATATCTCCTTTCGAAACACTACTTGGTTATTACGAAGGTGAAGAAGAGCAAATACCTCATACATATTCTTGTTATTCTGATATCGCTATGGAAACTTTAATGCTTAAAGTTCAAGCTGTTATGGAAAAAACCACAGGATTAAAACTATACCCTGCATATACATATGCAAGAATTTATAAAAAAGGTGACATTCTTAAACGACATAAGGATAGATTTAGTTGTGAGATATCAACTACAATGAATTTAGGTGGAGATGCATGGCCTATATATTTAAACCCTGATCCAAAAGCCGGATATGTTTATGGTGCTAAACGAGGTCTTCATCAAATTCAAAGCTATGAACCTACTAAAGACAAAGGTATTAAAGTAGATTTAAATCCAGGAGATATGCTGGTTTATTCTGGTTGTGAGTTAGAGCATTGGAGAGAAAAATTCAAAGGCAAAGAATGTGTACAAGTATTTCTTCATTATAACAATCGTAAGACACCTGGAGCGAAGGATAATATGTTTGACAAACGTCCACATTTAGGTCTTCCTTCTTGGTTTAAACGATGATATAATTCTTTGATGGAGGCAGGGATCCACCACATACCCCCTGCTTCCTTCTAAGGATTATATTTTATGTTATTAGGATTTGGCGCATTTGCAGAATTACCCATTTCTTCGGCAGGACCCGAGAATAGTGTAACTATTTCAGTTACCGGCAATCAAGTAACTATTAGTATTGGAGATACTAATATTACAGCGGATTCTATTGTAGAAATACCTGCTCCAAGTCAGGTTGTTTTAGGTTTAGGCACTGTAACTATTACAGGAGACGCTAATCTTAGTGTTACAGGCTCTCAAGTAACTTTAGGCACAGGAAACGTGACGGTGACAGCAGGTGCCAATATTTCTCCAAGCGGAAATAGCCTTGTAATTTCAAGCGGAACTGTTACAATAACTGCAGACGCAAATGTCGATCCTACAGGAAGCACGCTTACGCTTGCTACAGGAACGGCACAAGCAATAACATGGAGTGAAATTATTCCAGGCGCAACTATGGTCTGGACACCAATAGATACAAAAACGTAATATTATGGCATCAACTTATTCAACAAACGCACAATTAGAACTCATAACAACTGGTGAAAAAGCTGGTTTATGGGGTACTATAACTAACACAAACTTACAAATCGTAGAACAAACTTCAACTGGGGTTTTAGATATAGATCTAGCTTCAGGTAGTTCAACTCTTGTTTTAACTGATGGAGCAACTTCAACAGGTAAAAATATATACTACAGACTTTATGGTACTTTAGCAGGTAACAGAACAGTTACTATGCCTGGTACTGCAGAAAGAGTCTGGATTATGAAGGATGATACTGTTAGAGGAACATCTAATAGAACTCTAGGAGTATTAACTGCTTCTGGAACAGAGCAACCTATTCCTCCAGGATCAACAGTTTTATGTAAATCAAATGGAACAGAAACAGTTGTTACTATTCTTGAAAAAGGATACGCAACTATTACTAATTCAAACAGTCCTTATACTGCTGTTGCAGGAGCACAAATTTTTGCAAACACAACAGCTAACCCTATTACCGTTAACCTACCTGCTTCTCCTAGTGTGGGAGATGAAGTAATGGTTATGGATACAAGAGGAACTTGGAATTCAAATAATTGTACAATAGGAAGAAACGGCCAACCGATTAATACTGCTACATCTGATTTAACTCTTAATACAAATGGTCAAGCCATTACTTTAGTGTATGTAGATGCAACTAGAGGCTGGGCTTACAAAACCAATACAGCTTAGGAGCTAAACTTATGGCTCTCTTTGAAATGAAATTTCAGCCGGGTGTCGATAAGCAGGATACTGCTGTCGGAGCAACAGATCGTTGGGTAGATTCAGATAATGTTAGATGGAGATATAACCTTCCGGAAAAAGTAGGAGGATGGTCTTCTTTATTAACTGATACTATAGTAGGTGTTGCTAGAAGGCAGCACGCATTTGTAGATAATGAAGGTAATAAATATGTAGCTATCGGTACCGATAAATTTTTACTTTTATATTTTGAAGGAACTCTTTACGATATAACTCCTTGGCGTTCTAATAATGCTGGAGCTCAAACTGAATTTACTGGATCAACATTAGCAACAGATAGTACTACAAATAAACAATGTACAATCACTACAACATCTAATCACAGTTTAGAAGTAGGAGACATTATTGTTTTAAATAGTGTTACTCTACCTGGTGGTACTGGTTTAAATGCAACTGATTTTGAAGATAAAAAATTTCAAGTTTTATCTGTTCCAACTTCGGTAACTTTTACTATAAACTCTTTAAACCAAGCATCATCTGTGGTGGGTACAGGTGGAAGTATGAAGGTACAACCTTATGCAACCGTGGGTCCAGCGGCTCAAACTTATGGTTATGGATTTGGAGTTGGTAATTTTGGTGGAACTATTAGTGGTGCTCAAACTAGTAATTTAGATGGAGCTTTAAATGCAGATACAGCTGGTACAGGTGGTGTAGGAACAAGTATTGCTTTAGATTCAACAACAGGATTTACTTCAAGCAATGGAACAATTTTAGTAGACAGTGAATTAATTAAATACACTGGTATTTCTTCAAATGATTTAACAACAATTACTAGAGGATCTTATGGAACAGCTGTTGCTGGTACAACTGGAAGCGCGCACAGTGATGGAACAATAGTATATGATGCAACAAATTATACTCAATGGGGGAATGCAGTTAACGCTTCAGACGTTACACTAGAACCAGGTCTCTGGTCTCTAAGTAACTGGGGTGAAGTTTTAGTTGCAACAATTGCTAATGGAAAAACTTTTACATGGAATTCAGGAATTAGTGGATCAGCTAGATTTAGCAATAGAGCTTCCACTTTAACAAGCGGTTATGTAACCGCAATTAGTGGCACTGAAGGAAATCCTACAGCTAGTAGATTAACTTTAGTTTCTCCTACAACTCGACACTTAATTCATTTTGGAACTGAAACAACTATTGGAACAGATTCTACTCAAGATGATTTATTTATTAGATTCTCAAATCAAGAAGAGATTAATACTTTTGCTCCACAAGCAGATAATACGGCAGGTACACAAAGACTTCAAGATGGTACAAAAATTATGGGAGCTATTAAAGGAAAAGAAAATATTTTAGTTTGGACCGACAACGCACTTTATTCTATGAAATTTGTAGGGGGAGACTTTGTCTTTGGTTTTGAACAAGTTGGTACCAACTGTGGATTGATTGGACAGAATGCATGCTGTGAAATAGATGGGGTTGCCTATTGGATGGGAAATAATGGTTTCTTTTCTTTTGATGGTACAGTTAATTCTTTATCTTGTTCAGTAGAAGATTATGTTTACGGTGACTTTGATACTACTAAAGGTCAACAAGTGTATGCAGGTATCAGTAACTTATTTACAGAAGTAGTTTGGTATTACCCAAGCTCTGGTGAAACATATAATGACAGATATGTTGTATATAATTATGGAGAAAGAACTCAACTACCAACAGGGGTATGGTATACAGGAACTAATACTAATTCTATTAGAAGCACATGGATTGATTCAATTGTTTATCCTAAACCTTATGCAACTCAATTTAATAGTTCGGCAACAGGTACTTTTCCAAGTATTATTGGTGAAACAGGACTTGGCCAAACAGTTTATTTTGAACATGAGGTAGGAACAGATCAATTAAACCCTGATGGATCTACTACAGCCTTAACATCATTCCTACAATCTTATGATTTTGCTATCCAAACAGATAGAGGAATGGGAGAATATTTTTTAGCTATGAGAAGATTTATTCCTGATTTTAAAACTTTAACCGGTACAGCTAAAGTAACTATAGGGTTAAAAAATTTTCCTTCGTCGTCATCAACAGATAGTACTTTAAGTCCTTTTAGTGTGCTGCCTAGTTCCACACAATTCAATACTCGAGCGAGAGGAAGATACGCAAGTGTTAAAATAGAAAATCAAAGCGCGGGTGAAGACTGGAGATATGGTACTTTCCAAGTAGATGTCCAAGCAGATGGGAGAAGATAATGGCTAAAATAGTAATAAGATTACCAGAACCTAGAAAAGAATACACTGAAGATAATCAAAGACAGATCAACAGGTCTATCAGCTCTCTTATAGAACAACTTAATTCAACCTATCAACAACCTGAAAAGGATGATGCAGAAAGGTTTAATTTCTTTTTAAGCTAATGGCAAACGTATATAAAAATATTCAAGCAAAAATTACCTCTGCAGGGGCGTATGATGATATGTATGAAACACCTACAGAAACTACTAGCATAGTAAAAAGTATAAAGTTATTTAATACACACAGCGGATCATTAGACGTGGATATTAAGGTATATGATGCCTCGTCTACTACAGATTTTGAGTATGATAAGGTTGCTGTAGGAGCTAGTAGTAGTAACGACATACTTACTTTTAATAATGTAATCATCCTTGAGGCGGGTGATAAAATTAAGATGCAATGTGCCACAGGAAATGTTATAAAAATGACGGCCTCGATATTACAAACGAGTAGATCATAGGAAAATTATGCCATTTATAGAACAAAAAGCTAGTAAAGAAACAGAAGTAATTGATGGAAAAACAGTTCATTATATCAAACCAGAAATTGAAGTAACTCTTACCAATCAAGAAACGGGTCAAGAGTACATGTCAGACGCAGAAGCAGATGCTGATGTAGATAACCCAGAAACACCTACCAAAAGAGAGCATATTAGAAGAGATGTGCATGTAAAGGTAGCTCAAGTTAGATTAGGGGCTGACACAGGTAATGTATAATATATTGACGATTGCTCAAAAATTAAGTAAACTGATCAGTTCAGGTGTAATCCCTGCGATTTTCATATATAATCACACAATAAGGAATTAGAAATCATGGGAATATTAGATACAGTATTAAACGCAGCTACTAAATACGAGCCTTTAATTAAAACAGGTGTAGCCGCATTATCAACATACGCATCCTACGAGGATCAAAAAAAGAAAAATAAGCTACAACAACAAGCTTATAATGATTATCTGGCCCAAGTAGAAGAAGCAGGTAAAGAGGCACAAGCAGCTATTGATGTAAACTATACCCCTATGGTGGTATCAGGAGTTCCACAAACTAAAGCTGATGTTACAGATTTTACTGCAGTTCCTGCAGCTAAAGGTGGACTAATGTCCATACCAAATAGACAAAGAAAGAGATACGCTATTGGAACTGGCGAAGACGATGTAATGGAAATTATGGATGAAGAAGTAATTACTCCATACGATTTACAAATGGAAGAAGGAGTTAACATAGGAGAACAAGTAAGCACTCCGTCTACAACAAACCCTAGAGTGGGAGCATGGAGTATTTGGAACTCAGGTGGAGTAGATAAAGAAATGTATGAGTTTAATTTTGAAATTTTCTTTCAAAGCGGTGACTGGATGGACATGATGAGAGGTGAAGCACCAATGCCTATGGGTGGAGGAGAAACTCAAATGGCCTCTAATGATCAGAACACAATGCTTTTAGAACAACTTTATGAACAATATTTAGAATTAGGTTTATCACCTGCAGAAGCAGCTAAAAAAGCTCAAGAAGAATTTAATAATATGGGTCAAGTTCCGGTTGATCAACAAGGAATTATGCAAGCAGCTCAAGGCGGAAGAATTGGGTATAGATTTGGAACTCCAGAAACAATAATGGCAGACCAAGAAACAATATTAGAAACTCCTAACGAAGAAGTTGTTATTAATGACATGGAAGAGATTCAAGGACAAACGGCTGGCGGTGGTAAAAGAGGTTGGCAAGCTCAAATGTTAGCAGAAGAATTAGCAGAAGAACAATATGGAAAAGAATTTTACGATCTTACTCACAAACAACAATATGAAATTTATACTATTGCTTTAGACATGATTGATGAAGGAGGCATGAAAAAAGGTGGTAGAGTTAAAAGAAATGTAGGGGGCATTATGGATCTAGGTGGTATGGAAAAAGATTATAGATTTTCTGGTGGCTTTGTTCCAATTGGAGAGTATGAAAAAAAAGATGATGTCCCAGCAAGATTATCTAAAAACGAATTTGTATTTACAGCTGATGCAGTAAGAGCTGCAGGCGGTGGAAGCATTAACAAAGGTGCACAAAGAATGTACGACACTATGAAAAATTTAGAAGCAAGACCTGAAGCGAAAAGGATGACAGCATAATGGCAACAATGCCCGCAGGATTTGGATTATTGCCCAGTGCATCTCTACAACCTTATGGTACAGAGATACTTAAAGCTGGTATCGGGCAACTAGGAACTCCTATTAACGTAGGAGCAATGCTTCCTAAAGTTGCAGGTAAAACAGCATTTCAACAAAGAGGTGATCAAAGACTTGCCGACATGTATGGCATGGGGGACATTCAAAGAGATGCTTCTTT